GGCTAAGGTAATCTGGATTAGATTAATAAATATTCGAGGTGATTGTATTTGAATGGCTTGAGCCAACTGAAAAACAGAAACTGAAACCCCCGCCGTAAGCCCTCTTAATCCATATTGAGAGAAAAGCGATCCGTTTGCATAATTTAAAATATCATTTGTTATTTCATCTTGATAATCGACACTTGCGCCGTTATCGGTTACATATACCTTTACCAAAATATCAATTGGATTTGGTCTATCAAATAGAACAGTATAGGGTACAGCAGAATAGGGATCGGTTATTTGTATTGATTTGTTAATTCCTCCCCCGTTATTCATGTTTACGCCATCACCTTTTGCGATCAACGCTACTGTTGCGACATCTATATCTGAACCGCCATCTACGCAAGCATAGACAGAATGGGGAAGAAGTAATACATTTGCCTCAATTACACTTTCATCTGTATCATTTTTAAGTGTTTGAACGCCTACAACACCACTCACCAGAAATAAATTTGAAGCAAAAGCGTTGATGTTATAATAAGCATTACTTGCTATTTGATCTATTCTCCTTTGTCTATACGCATAATCACTTTCAGTATCAGAGCCTGCTAAAGCATCCGCTGCATTTGTTACAGTTTCTAATCCAACTGCTCCCTCTATAATATTTGTAATAGTTCCCGCAGGTGAAGTAATAGCGCCTATATCAAGCGCCTGAATTGTTGTTGAACCATTCCCTGAATCATCTAGCGTAACTTGATAAAGTGATTTAAAAATATCGCCGGTTTGATTTGAAACCAAAATACCTTCAGGCACAATAGAATTTGGCATGCCTTGCAAGGACAATATCGCAGTTGTATAAGTCGCGCCAATATAAGGCGTTTGAGTTAATGAGCCAAGCGATCTTAAGAAAAATCCCTGAGATAAAAAAGGATTAATTTGATTAGCAACAAGGGCATTATTATTGTAAATAAAATCTATAAGGTTAGTTATAGAAGAAATCATTACCCCTTGAGGAGTAGACGGATTTAAACTTAAATTTTCGCCTAATACAGCAATAAAGTCATTTTGAACCTGTTCTAACGTATCGGATGTGTCAGGAATGATAACGCCTGTAGAATTGATATATTGATAAGAAGGCATTAAAAAATCACTATGAGCTTATATTATTTGTACCATAAATTGTTTCAATCGTTAAAGAATATGATAACACATTATTTAAAAAACTAATATTCAAAGATTTGATATTCTTAATACCCTGAACATTTTTTATCGCTTTTCTGATCGATGCATCTAAAAATTGATACCCTATTTGAGAATTGATAAAGACATTATTCAGGTAATCTATTCCTAAGTCTTGCCTTAATGACATTTCTTGGTACTGAGTCCTTATAATGTTCTCGCATATTTTAGCGATAGCGTCTTTATTATAAACAGTTGCTAAGTTGCCGTATTTATCTAAATAAATATCGTTATTTTGATTAGTATCTAATGTAAACATAAATTTCCCAAATGTTTTTTCGATTCTTATATTTATTTAAGGAACGTCTGCCGTAATACTACCGCTCGCAGTAATATCCCCATTTGCTCTGATTGCTGGACTTCCGCCTGAAGAAACAATTCCTTGTTGAACAGTTAATTCACCTGAAACCTGTAAATTAGAATTAATATAAATATTGGGAGCAGTTAATGTTATTGCATCTTGCCCCATTGATATTTTTACAGTCCCGTCTTCATTTTGTATCACTAAGTTATCGGTATCTTCAGGCGCAATAATTATATTTTTTACAATATCAGGATAAAAAACACCGTCGCTAAAGTTATTTGTTCTTAAGGTATTGGGGGCGCTTAGATTGTTCGATTGCAAGAATAATGATATGTCATTGTCATTGCTTTTAATCCACCCCAGATCACCTTCTTGCAAATTAAAATCAAAGAAAAATCCTCCTCCCCCCATTCTATAAACGGGAATATTATTCAAAGGCGCCCTCTGAAAGGTCGTATAGTCTGATTTTAAGTAAGCTATAGCAATTTCAAGGTTAACGCGTTTAGATGATCTATCATAAGATTTAACTATCGCGGGCGCGCTGAAATCTTTATATAGCATCATTTTATCAAAACAAAATCGTATGACAGGCTCTAAATCTTCCATGTCTTCAGGAATAACATAATTATTTACTACACTCATAACCTTTTCGCCTCTGCGGTATAATAAAAAGGAACATCCCTATTTGCTATATCAAAATCAAGCTTATAAATTAAATAATCGCCGTTAGCAGCAGGATTTAATTGACTTTTTATGGTTAATCCCCCTCCAACCCTGCTAAAATTATCTAAAAAGTACTTAACTTTAACGCCCTGCTCTGTTAATTCAGGTATGCCTATCATGCCAGAATCCATATCAATAACCTTGAATTGAGTAGCAAGCGGTTTATTTGAATTTTTTACAATGAGTTGATTATTATCAATGTAGACATCAAGATTATTGCTTAAATTCTTTAAACCGCTTATTTGAGCGGTATTAGAACCCGAGAATTGATAATTAACGACTTGTTTATCAATTGCTTGATAAAGCAAGTTTAAATTCATGCTTTCTGCCGCTGATTTTGCAATATCCGATAATTTTGCATTATTTGCCTGAGTGGTGCCGATCATATTACCTTTTTGATAATTAGCCGTTAAACATTTTAAGGTTAATGCAATATCGGGAGGCTGGGAAATATTGGCGCTTGTTATGTTGCCAACGAATACAGTCGAATATCCGTAGGATTCTCTTCCTGCTTCAACAATGAGTTGTTTAGGTGTTTTATTTGCATTAAAGGGTGACGTAGCGGTTAATAAAAAATCTCTATTCGATTGACTTAAATTAACAATAGTAACTGTACATTCATTTTGCTTTGTACTCGTTGACTTAGAGCCTACCGCTTTGATTGAAAGCCCATTTGAACCTTCATAAACATTTAATTTATTGTTTACTTCTACACTAATTCTAACGATTCTAGAATCAATCTCATTCATTTAAAATTGCCTGAATATCTGAATAACTTAAATAAATTATGAATTGACTAATGCCCAGCTCTGTCCAGCACGGATATTCATCATTATTAGTGATAAATAAAAAGTTTCCGCTTTCATTCGTTAATAAAAAAGGTGAATAAGGTAAGCATTGGATATTATCCAATAATAATACATTATTATGTGATATTGAATAAGATAAGGTATTATCATTAATGGATTTTAAGCTTATTTCAAAATAGCTGTCATCTAAGCTTAAAGAAAAGGTTTGATTGGGTATAGCTTGTATATTGACCTGCCTATATACTGGGCTTGATTGTTGAGAAGTTGAAAACTGAGCTGCAATAGCTCTACCTAATAGATTTTGATTCTGTTGGCTTGAACCAAAAAAATCTACTATAGGTTTTTTTCCTGTATATAACAATGAATCATCTATCTTTTTTTTCTCATCAGCGCTCGGATTTGCATTAGTCGTTTGTTTTTGACCTGTGTTTTTTGTATCAGATTGGGAAGATTTTGAAGGCACTACTTTATTAACAGTAGTGGTTTGCGTTTCAGCTAGAACAACCTCTCTTAACTTTAATGTAATCTTAAAGGAGTCCATCATATCAGTTGTTTCTATATCTGATATGCCTTCTATAATATTGGACTCAAAAATACCTGATTTTGTATAAATGTCTAATAAGGTAAACTCTTCTTTTAAATCATTGATTTCATCATATAAACTTTTTGATTCGCTTCCCGATAGAATAATATCAAGCGTTAATTTATTCAGTTCATTGATAGCATGATCGCCCACTTCAGCCCCTATTTCTATAGGGCTATTCATTACCTTTACTGATAAATCTTTATTGACTGTGATAATATTAGCGAGTTGAAATACCTGATTTTGCGTACCTGATTCAAATACGCCCGTAACTGGTAATGACTGGAAAAACATTAAGCAATTCTTCCGTCAGAAAACCCATTATAAGTAGTTTTTAATTTATCTTTTAATGCTTGATCAAAAGAGGTAGCTAACCCTTGAGAGTCTGTAGCCTGACTATTGATCGTAATATTATCGATTTTAAAATTGACTTCTTTAGTTGAGCTGGAATTACCTTCAAGGTTATTTGTCGTTGAAATACTATTACCATTTAATGCAGCGATAGGCGCTACTTGAGATTTTCTATTTAAATCTGATAAATACTCTTTATGTTTGAATTTATTGCCAAATCTTGAAATTGCGCCATTTTTAGACTCGTTAACGACTTCCATTGAAAATTTACTGTTTTTCACTTCATCGCCAACGAATGAAAATAACCCTTTTATAAGCGGCGCAAATACATCTACTATAAATTGTATTTTATCTAAAATCTGCTCTACAAGCCAAAGAGCCGAAATAAGAGGCGATAATATAACTTTAATCAAAAGTCTTCCTACTTCACCTCCTAATAATTCCCCCAATTTTTTTGCCAAATTGACAATTTTTAAAAACACTTCAGAAATTCCTTGTATAACATCTCCTAAAAAAGGCCACTTCTTAACCAGTTCACCTGTTATTGAATTTCCGCCACGCAAATAAACTACAATATCCTCTATTATTGCAGCAATTAAAGCGATAGTTCCAAAAGTCAAAAACAAGGGAGCAAACGATACAAGCGCCGCAGTAGCTGTTCTAATTAAAGCACCTCTAAATTTTAAAACAGCCGCTACAAGTGAAACGCCTATTGCATATTGCATATAATCTAGATTCGTTGCTATCTTATCAAAGATGTTCCTAACAACGCCTATTATTTTATTTAAATAAGGCAATATAAGCGAGGCTAATTTACGATACATTGCTTCAATAGCGAGATTAATATCTCGCCATAATGCAGAATAAACTTTTATATCATCAAGAAAACTTTTTTCAATTTTACCGTATTTAGAAGCATTTCCCATTAATTCCTTAACTTTATCGCTCCCTTGAGATAATAGCCTAACCGTACTCCAGTCCAGACCTAAAGAAAAAGCTAATTGACCTGCTTGATCAGAATCTAAATGCTCAAATGCGCTTGCAAGATCAGGCATCATATCAACGAAGCCTCTAATCTCTCCTTTAGAATCTAAAAAATCTATACCTAGCTTAGTTAATGCTTCTTGTGCTTTATTAATAGGTTCAGAAGTATCTTTGAGCGCAGCACCAAAGGCTTGAATATAATAAGGCGCAGAGTAAGAATAGCCGCCCACAGCTTCTAGAGATTTTCCTAGAGCATCCAGTTCATTAATCTCTATACCAAATTGCTTTGAGCTAATGCTTAAGCTTTTAATAGATTCTATTTGATTCTTTACGCCTTCAGCTACTTTTGTAAAAGCAAAAGCACCCGCAAACGTCTTACCTATATTTAATAGGCTATTGCCTAAATTTTTGGCTAAATTATCTACTTTATAAAGTGATTGCTCTACGTCTTTTGTAACTTTTTTAGAATCTTCTAATCCTTTATTTAACTTTTTTGCATCGCCTTCAAATAAAAAATAAAATGTTTCTAGTACTGATTGCATTAAATACTCTTCCCAGCTTTTTTCTTGGCTTTTTCGTGATTCAATATCTCATTATAACGTCTTGTGCATTCTATCTCGTAGATGTTAAAAGCATCCTCCAAAGAGAGTTGATGCACCTCAGGATAAGAAATTAATTTTGAATCAATAATGCATGCCCAAAATGGGTCTATGTTTTTTGTTGAAACAGCAATTTCTGAAGATTGCCAACGATCATATTCCGTTTCTTCTCGTCTAAAAAAAAACTAAAATTATAAGCAAGAATAGCAATCTCTAATTGAATTAAATGTTCTGCATTTTTAACGTATTTATTTATAGGTGTTTCATGATTAAGTGGATGCTCTTGACCTTTCTCATCTACTGCAAAAATATAGCTAAATAGCTTTTTTGCTATAGACTCGCTTGCTTTTCCGTCAAGTTCTCTACAATCAATTTGTTTTAGATTAAAAATTTCTTCAGAATCATTGCCTATTTTTTTATTCCATAAAGAGCTTATAAATGCAATATAACCTAGAAATATCTCTCTAGAAGCAAATCCGCGGACTTTATGTAAAATAAATTTCTGATCTTCAATAAAAAATTCTTCAGTTTCCATTATGCAAGCACCAGTGATTCATCAATATCATTAAATTTAAAGCTGTAGGTTTTTGTCGCTTTTCTTCCCTCAGAAGTAACCGTATATCCAGGATTTGACTTTATCATTTTTCCATTTTTAAGGGTTACTATCCTATCAGGATAATTCACAACCAAATTAATAGTATCTTGAGCGGGTTTCCGACCATTAGAAGGACGATTTGCCTGAAAAATATTATTCAATATTGTATCAGTATCGGAATTTGGGAATGTAGAAATAGCAGCAGGTATAACCATTGCTTTTGACCAGCTTGCGCTATTAGAATTCAAGTCTAATACTTCATCGCCTATATCAATTTCTTCGAAGGAAATAGGCTCTTTATCATCCGAGAAGGTTGATAAAGTTTGAGGGAAAGGATATGTACCCCCTCCTGTTGAATTTTTAGCGGTAATTGACATCGAAATGCCTGTCGCGCCAATTTCAATATGAGCCATAAGATCACCTATATTAAAATATCAAGTCCTGTAACTTTTCTAACAATATTATCTTTAGTATACACTAATGTATAGCTTATATTATACTCTAATCTATTATTAACCACTTGCGTTACAACAGTCGCATTTTTGTAATAACCTAAAGCCTGTACTTGGAAATAAGCATTATCATCGCCTGTAAATTCAGTAATTTGTGTAATTTGTAAAGGCGACAATGGATTTCCTACGCTAATCACGCCATTTGATAAAGCCGATTCAATAGCATCCTGCATAACAGATAACACCTGAGAAACGCCTATAGGATTAGCAGAAACGCGATTAAGTGCTATTAATAAATTCATGATGTTTGTTGAAATCTGATCTTTTAACCATATTTCATTAACGTACGTATTTAAATCTGTTATAGCTCCTGTAATGCCATTTCCAAACATGTAACCTCTTTGGAAAAAAGAGATGATTTTACCAGCGGTTTGCGTTGCTCCATAATAATTAATACCTAATACATCAAGGCTATTTGATTCCTGCAAAGTGGTTACTTTTGGGGTGAGCGCTGAATATTGTTGAAACATAGGATTTACAGCGGAATTTGGCTTTGTATAATCAATTGCCGCAAAAACATTTGATACAAATTCATCATCATATTGAAACGGAGTGAGGGTTTCATCGATCAAAGTTAAAAATGTTCCCTGTCCTCCGCTTGTAGAATTGGTCAATGCCGTCGTTAAAGCATTTTCATTTGATCTTGTAACAGGTATTAGATTGACATACTTAACGTTCTGCGCATAATTCCATGTCGCGCTTTCAACGAATTGATCATTTGTTAATAGGTTGTAAGGCATAAACAGATAGAATGCATAATTGTTTGAAATATTGTCTGAACTTGTTAAGACATCTGTTACAGATTGAGCATAAGCACCATTAAGCCAATTTGCATTGGTAATTTGATTTTGTATGTTACCAGGATACCAACCTATTAAAGAAGATATGTCTGTGCCTACCGTTCCTTGAGAGACGGAAATAGTAGAGTCATAAGTCTCTCCACCCTCAAAATTAAATCCACCTGTTACCTCATTAAAAGTAACCGAAGCATCTGCGAAAATAAGTCCTGACTGTGCATTAATAGCTGTTTCAATAATATTAGCTATGTCTGAATAAGTAATTGCTGTAGTAAAATTAAGACTCTGCAAGGTAGCTACAGAAGTAGTATTATTATAGGTATCAGTTACAGTTATATTAAAGCTTCCGTTTGTAACTAATAACAAATTACTTAATGAAGCCGCTTTATATCCTACAATGCTTACTGGCGTATTAGCCTGAGCCCATCTAAAAAATGACAACAATTGAGGTCTTGTTGCAACCTTACTAATGAAATTAAAATAAAATAATGCCCTCAAGTATTCTTCACTCGATGAGCCAAAAAAAGTCGCTACATCATTTGCATTCGTAAACTCAATATAGCTATTAGGTGATAACAAAGAGTTGACTGTAAATAATCTTAAAATCAAAGCACGATTTAATGCAAGCAGATTACCGCCCTGAAAAGAGGTAATATCAACATATTTATATTGAGGTATTGCCATATTTATACTCTTTTAATATTGCCATAAATATCTGTAATATAATTAATAGAATTTACCCATACATTTTTATGAATAAATTTAGCATCGAAAGAAGGTAAATAATTAAAACGCTCCTGATCATCGGAAATAGGAACATTGTTTATCTCTTGTATTCTTAGTACATTTATATCATATTCTTTACATTTTAACAAAAACCATTCACTTATGAATAGATCGTGCAAAGCTCTTATAATATCATTAGCTGTAAACTCGTTGGGATCAGCTGTTCTGACTCGCCAGCCCATATATTGAATTCTCGTAATATATACCTGAGTTTCTTCATGAACCATGACTTGATTCAGAGAATCCCATTTATTTTTACGCGAAATAAAACCATAAGCCTTATCACTTACTATTGAATAATAAATAGTAGGATTACTTTCTATACCCTGCTGTAAGGGCTGATCCATAACCAGATAATTCAAGCTATCGAATCCTTTAGAGGGCATTCCATTGTTACTATCAAGCATTAAATTCCTTATTGTTGTTAACAGCTCTTTATCTTTCATTCTATAATAAAAATAGGATTATCTTTTACTTCAACGCATAAAACGCTAGCCCAAGCATCAATGGTATACCAATCATCACTTGATAAGACATCAAACTGTCTTACACCAAAAATGATTTTATCATTTGAAACATCTCTTGCAACATCTAATAAATCCTTATTTGCATAAAAAACCACGTAATCTTTTTGCCAGTCTAATCCATGCTGCTTAACAAGATTTCGGTTTACAGCCTGCAAGCTTCCTCTTATTGAAAAAGGAGGATTGTAATAAGTTTGGTATTCACCCACTTCATTAACAACACGAGAATTATATTGATAATACTGTACTGTTTGAGGCGCTATAGTCCTCATTGCAATAGCTAATTGATTTGCGCCTGGGTTAAACATTATTCCACCTGATGAGTTACACTGCCTAATAATATTCCTGTATCAACTAATCGCCTTGTATAGGTTTCATTATTCATTAATCTATTCACGACGCTTTTTTTACCTTTTTTTGTTTTCGCGTCTATATATTCGGCGTCTCTATATATTCTTTGTCTTATAGTAGCTTTCTTTAAAGGAATAGATTTAAGAGATTCTATTTTTTCTCTTATATCCCCGCTAAATTTACTCCCTGATGCATTTAATGCCTCTTTTACTGTGTAATTACCAAGAACTATTTCTCTTGAAAATGCTTTTAAAGTCTTTTTCCATTCTTCTTTTTTATCATCAGCCGTTGAACGCATAAAGGAGGCTTTAGGGTAACTATATTCCTGTATCGCTGCAACCATTGCTACACTTAAACCACCTCTTTTGTCAGGGTATTTTTGATTTTCAAAAAACCCGACCTTTAACTGCTTTCCTTTTATTTCATTTATAAACTTATCTAAGTTTTCACCTAATGCGGTTTTTTTTTTAGTCACTTTCATTAATAAAAAACACCGTATACTTTTCGGAATCCTGCTCCTTCTGGAGAGCCCCCTACATAAAACCCCCCAACAGATTTTATTTTTAACAAGGCTAATAATTGCTGTCCATATGGCGTTAAATTTAAAAACCAATCAAAATATTCTGTATCAACGGGAGGGGTTTTGTATTTATTATCAACATTACCTACTTTTGATGACTCAGGTAAAGTAGGTAATCCATTGTAAGGCGTAATACCTAATTGATTCGATGCATCATTTAAATTAATTAAATGAGCTGTCATTAAATTTAGAGCAAGCTGACGAGAAGAATTCCTTAAAGCGCCATAATTTAAATTGCTAATATAAGAAATAGCTTGATCCCAATAATTTAAAATAAATGCATCGGGATATTTGACACTATCGGAATAAGCAGGAAAATTTAGTCTAAAATAATTAACGTCAAATTCAATTATTCCAGTCATGTTAGGTAATATCTATAGCCTTATCAAAGACCTGAACGCCTTGAGCCTCTTTGTTTTCTTTCTGGAGCTCATTTAATCTATTCTGATCCATTTGAGAAGATTTGATATCTTTTTTAAGGTCAGCCGCAACCCTTTCTAGCTTCTCCCTTTTATCCAGCACAATAATAAATCCTCTATCAATATGTGATTTAAATTGAGGAATTTTATTTAAATTCTCTAATTCCTCATCGGTAACCTCTGTAACATTTGCCAAAGAAGCAGGCTCACCTGCTTTTTGAACAACGTTTGCATTGCCTTTTATTAATTTTTTCCATTTAACTAAATGGGTAATGTCAGTATTTTTAGAATACAAAACATATTCGCAAGGACATGATAAGGTTGAATAGATTAAGTTCATAGTTACACTCCATAGACTCTAGTAACAGCAGTAGGTCGTTTAAGAACAACGCCCGCAGTTGCATTTGAATAATCTTCTAAAAATGATTTACTTTTCTTCTCAATACCTAAAGCGAATAGTTTTGCTGGGACATATTGATCAAATACTCTAAGATTATCTGTTGAATATTCATCTGATACAGATTCAGCATATAAATAGGCTATATCTTCACTTAAGTAAGCGCCGTTAAACTCAGGCGCAAACTCAACTCTTAATCTTGGGAAATTTTCTTTCATCCATTGCAGAACAGTTATTCCATAATCTGTCATTTTTGAAGATAAATATTGATAAGCTGTTTGAGATACACCCAAAATACAAGGCGTTTCTCTAACATTTACATGTCCGCCAGATTGAGTAAATACGGTATTAGCCATTAATGTAATATCGTATTGAATTTCCTGAAAGGTTTTTGTAGACCATTGAGTATGACCGCTGACTCCGTTTGGAAGGTTATAATAGGCCGGTAAATCTGGATCATTTAAAATTCCATAGGTATTACCTAATCCAACGTTAAACCCATAAAATCCTACAAAATTTCTAATTATTTCAAGCGCTTTAATGATCGCCTTTCGCTTTGCTTCAGCGGTATTGATTCTAAACTCTGACGCAACCTGTTCTTCTAATATGCCAACTTCTAACCCGTGTTCAAAACGAACTATCTGTCTAAAATAGATTTGAGTTTGTAAATCAGATAAAGGAATATTACCAAAATCGCTATAGGTTGTAACATTAGAATCTAACTCTAGCTCTGTAAACACAACTTTAGAATCATGCCACTTTGCGGCTTGTGTAAATCCGACAAGTTTGTCGATCGTTAATACACGAGTTAAATAATAGATGATACCTGGCGCCCAATATTGTAAAAATTGATCAGGCGTAATAGGCGAAGCAGATATCTGGGCATCGGTTAAACTATCCATTCCGTAATGCATAGAATGGGTAGGATGATCATAAGATTTTATGTAATTCATCGTTTCTCTGCTAAAACGAGAAAAATTCTTAGAATCAATACCGATACTATTGAGAAATTCATTCTTTCTAAAAAAATTAAGATTTTTATTGTTAATCTTCTCTTTTAAAACCCTACTTGTAAAAGATTGTCTATTTTCTGCATTATCAAGAGCCCTTAGGACAGAAGGACTAAAATAAGTATTATTTTTAGTGTTTATATCCTGTTGTGTAAGTATCATTTTTTATTGCCTCTTAAGATTGATATTTATTAATTTCAATTACACATAAATTGCCAGCTGATGGCTCATACTTACTTATAAAGGCTTTCGCATAAGTCGTACCAAGAGGAGGAGTTGTATTTTTAGTAATAGCACTTAGCGCGCCTGTTGTATTATCAAATACAACCCAATCGCCCTCGCTGTTAACATTTAAAACAGTGGCGTAAATCCTTCCCATTGTACAAAATGCTGCTTGGACTCCGTTTGGTAATATTAATGTGTTGGCAAGCGGATTTCCGGAAACACCCAATAAAGGATGCTCCTTTGGACTTACCATGATTCCAGCAAAATCGTTAAGTCCTCCCGCTTGAACCGTTTGAGTTCCGTCATCGGAAGGATTTCCCGTAAAAGTAAATGCTCTTCCAAACAGATTTGATAAGGGATTAGGGGTATTGATCGTATAGCTATCTACTTTTCTTGGTGTATTATCATAAAAATCGCCTATTACACCATTAGGCATGAAAATTGGTACACTTGTTTGCGGCATGGTCAACTCCTAAGATTTTAAAAAATCTAATGCAGATTTATCATTACTAATTGCTTTTCTTGAATCCATGCTATACACAACAGATCGAGCCCCTTTTAGATAAGCCTCTACTAATGTTTCTTTTTTAGGAACTGAGCTAATTCCTAATTTTTTCAATGCGTAATCACATACTTGATCTAATGTTTTATCTGAATGATCAAAAGAGCCTATGTGATAACTTAAGCGTTGAACCAGTTCATTTTTCTTATTAACTTGCTTTACGTAATCAGACATATCAAAAGCTCGTTTTTTCTTAAGATGACTCATCTCTTTTTGAAGTATTTTGATTTTTTGATCCATTGATCTCGATCCTTCTTTTTTCATCTCCTCGTCCTTCATCTCTTCGTCAGATACGGTTACCTCTTCATCTTTATTATCTAATAAAGACTCTTCTTCAGCTTCTTCACCTTCTTTACCTTCTTTTTGAAGACATTCTTCTAGTTTTTTTGCAATTACCTCTAGCGCTTCTTTTATTTCAGCCAGTTCAGATTTTTTTTCAGTTGGCTCTTCCTCGTCCTTCATTTCCTCGTCCTTCATCTCTTCGTCCTTCATTTCCTCATCTTCCATTTCCTCGTCCTTCATCTTTTCTTTTATCTCTTCTGGCATTTTTAACTCCGCTGAATCAAACATAAAAACTTTTTTAGAAATACTTTTGTGATCAAAAATAGCAACATCTGAACCACAACGTCCTTCTTCAACAAGGGCTATATGATTGCCTCTTATGTCTTTTTGTATCATATCATACTTTATACCATTGTAAATACCATTTATTGATTCATAATTACATCTGTAGCCTACGGAAATATCGCGTTTACCACTTTTTATATCTTCAATAGACCTATCCGAATAAACATAAATATCCCCTTTTAAATAACCATTTTCAAAGTGAATATTTTTAACTGCGCCCTCAATCCCTTTATTTTCAGCAGGAATACCGTCTTTGCCCAGTAATAAATTAGGATGTTCATTGATGAAGGGCTTCATCTCAAAAGATTCTATGCACTCTTGGTTGTTAAGCTCTTCTTGAGGGCGATAAATGTAATAGATTTGATCAGGATTTAAATTCATTCTCTGACCGTTTGCAAAAAAAGAATTTCCGTCATCGATACTCCTTCCTAAATATTCAAATACACCCACTTTTGACAAGTTAGTATTTTTTATTTCAAGAAATCCGTTTTCATCTTCATTTTGATGTGTTTCCATTTTGAAAACAGTTGATTCTTCATCTTCTACCTTACTATATGCAATGGCTTCAGCTTGTTTAGCGGGATAACCTGACCCAACTAACTCTTCTATGTTTCTTTTTATATTTTTCTTACCTTCTAATAATGGCATATCTCTTCCTCAATCAATCTTTATGTCTAGAATGGGTGTCATGGTACATTTGCAATTTATAGCTGTTCCAGGAATTCCTTGGTCATCGGTTGGAACATGCAAGTCAATTTGCTCTTGTATAATATTCTCAAATGTAAATATTTCGCCGCTTATTTTTTGATGGCTCTTTCTGGGCTTTTTACCCCCTCCGCTATGAATCCATTTAAATTTTTTTATTTTTGCATCTTTCATTCTCGATTCATTTAACATGTTATAAGCCTTCCTTGTTTGATCTAATGCTAAATTTTTGGCGCGCCTTTCACTTATTTCCTCATATTTTGAAAAATAAGGCGTTAATTCTTTTAATCCTTCACCGCTTATAATTGACCTCATCACAGAGCCTTGTATATCATTCATATATTGCTTAGGAATAGATTTTATTAAATCAGCATTTATCTGGGTAATGGCTTTCATTTTTTCAGCTAAGTCTGCCCCCATTCTTCCAATTGAAAAAGGTATTTTTTCCATTTCCATAGATTTTATGCTGCTTTTAACAGTGTAATAGCTGTATTTATTTACATCTCTAAGCATCCTATGGAATAAATCCATTCCTTTAGTATTGAAAATATTTTGCAATATTATCTCTATCTCATTAAATAACATCCGTGCTTGGCTTCCAATGGTGTCATCCATGGCAAAATACGCTTTTGAAAAGCCCTTATTATAAAGAGACAGCACTCGTTTTCTGGTATAGATAGACATTTTTTTTATCAGTCTAGCCAATCCCCTTTTAAATTCGTTCTCAATTGAGATGTTATAACGGAGCTCCTTACCGGTTACCTGAATTTTCTCCTTCATTTGAGATTTCGATTTCGCTATTTTCTTCATCAGGTAATTCCTCTTCAATTTCTTCCAATTCTAAGCCGTTATAACCACTATCTTTATCTGAAATAATTTTTCTTTGTATATCAGACGCTGAAATAACACCCATTTCATGGTAAATTTGATCAGCCTGTGCTTTTTTCAGGTTTATATCGGCTTTTTCTATATCGGTCGAGCTATCAACGGGCTTAAATACAATATCGAAATTAAAAGGCTTTATGTTAAATTTTGGCAATATTTCTGATCTGATCAATATTTGATAATGTCTTTCGAGAAACTTAACTAAATGCGTTTCTTGTATGCTTTCCAGTGTTTCATGATAGTTTGATTCTTCATATTTTCCCGACGAATGAAATCCTTTAGGCGAAACACCCAATAATTTTGTTGCAGGCATTCCAGAAACGGCTGCGACTAATTGGTACTCTGTCATGATGATATTGTCTAAATCACCTAAAGAAGTATCTATTCTTTGCATTTCTTCATTTGTATCTATAAGCTTTAGAGAATAATTGTTCCTGTATTTTGTATAAAAATTAATTCTTTTTTCAGCTTCAGCTTGATTCGCTACAAATTCTCCTAAATTTGTTTTGAGTACATCTTGCCTTTTTGTAACCGCTAGGTTTGGTGCTTCATTTGCTATTCTTTCACCTCCATACACTCTTTCAAATATTTTTTGAGTTAATGGTATGCCTCCATAAAAATAAGTAGGTTTCAAATAATCAGAAACACTTGAATTAATCATGACAACAAAGTGTGAATGATGAATTAATCTTCCCATAGCCATCCAATGCGTTGGTTTATAAAAACGCATTTTTGTTGGGTCAACTAAAGCCATTTCATCCAATTCTGGAACCATCCAATAAGGGTCTATTTGTCTAATTCCTTTATAACTTTTAGGTCTAACAGAATCTAAATTAAAAGGCTTTTCGAGAAACTCCCTCCTTTCATCTTCTTGCATATCAAATTCAAATAATGCATGTCTAACTCCAAATGTTCTCCCCTTATGAACAAATTCAATGGCATTATTTTTCAAATCAAATTTCTTATCATATTTCCTCATTGCATCTATTAATTCAGGAGGAATATAAGTGCCGTCATTAACTGTAATCTCATAATCATTACGCATCGCATCCTCAGCAGGAACTGCACATGCTTTATCAATCAACCAGTTCTGAGCTAATATTGAGCAATTTTGATACCCTATAAATCCTTGGTTAGCCAAAAATCCATAGATAGAAGCAGGTAAAGATTCATTATTTGCCTGAAATGATGCTTTGATATTTTCATAATCTTCTACGGAATCCATTGCGAACTTACTTTTATTTACTACGCGAAAATCATCAAATGCGCTTCTCTGAAAATTCCTTTTATAGACTTCTTCAAAAAAATCACTGTTATCATCATTGTGATAATATTGATTCTTTATTGAATATTTCTCTTCCTTTTTAATTTCTTCTTTTTTGCAATATCCAAAATAATTTAATAGCTCTTTTATCATCTAATCATTCCCCATATTCCAGTTTTTGGAACAAAACACATCATCAAAGAATCGGCTAAATTAGGTGATTTAGAACCCTCTGGACTTTTATCAATTAAAACTTTACCGCTTGAATTGGTTGAAAAAGTAGGCTGAGAAAGCTCTACTGTTAATTGATTTATTTCTTTTATTTCACTACTTATAGAGATAAGATCATCTGGATTAAAGTCTGATTTTTCTGTTACAGCTCTATAAGTTTTTAGAAATTTTAGCCTTAAATTCCACCAGCTTTGCGCTTTAAGATTGGCGAAAAAATCCTCATTATTGATTCCATTAACCATTTGCGATCTTGGCGAAATAACCGAAGAGGAGCCTATAAATGGGTCGAATGCTATTTTTTTGCTTCTCTTTTCGTTAATTATTCTCGCATCACCCCTCACGCCTGCGCCTATAGGGGAAGAATCATAAATAACCTTTTCGCATTCGTTTAAATCAGCTATCGTGAAAGTTTTTGCAACACTTCCAAAAACATCGTTACCCTTACCGCTCCATGATTCGACATGTTTAATTAATATTCCATGTCTAACGCATACTGCATTAAGGTCTTTTCCTTCATCTGCTATATCGAATCCTATTAGCTTAATGCCTGTAATGTCTATATTTAGTTTTTTGTGCGCATCAATAGAAGCTTGAACCCAAGCAGAAGGTATCAAAATACCTTGCGTAGAGGCGTTATAATCAATATCTAATTCTTGGGCAATGATAACAGGATCAATGAGTATATCTTTTTGTTTTTGATACCATTCTTCACTTTTACGTAGATCATCTCGCCAATGAAAGGTAAAAACTGGTATTTTCCCGCTATGCCTCCTTTGCGCAAAGACATTATTCATTCCATTGGGTGTTGAAATTTCAATTCGGCAAGGTGTCGTTTGAGAGAGCGCTGCATCTACTTTTTCATAATGATCAATAAATGCTGCTTCATCAACAAAGTAAAAGCTTGATCTTGCGCCTCGTCCTATATTGTAACCGCTTTCGCCCTCAAAATATGATCCATTGTTAAATTGAATTAAATTTTCTTTAGCGTGCGTTCTTTCCGACCACTCGCCCGTAAATTCCTTAGGTAATAACTCAGTGAAAAAGATAGCTTTTGTAAACAATGCCTTTGGAGAGCCTTTCATCGAAATGAGCTCTTGTTTTCTAGAGCCAAAGCCAGCAACAATTCCTGAATTGAATAAACAAACTGTTGCGGCTGTTGCAATCATTAGCCAGCTTAACCCTACTTCTCTTGTTTTTTCTGTAATCCAATTTTCTTGATTTTTCCAATAAGTTAAAAAATCTCGAATCCATTCTTCTTGCTTAGGCATTAAAATGAATGGTAATATTGCAGGTAATCCTTTTTCAGGATTTCTTGGGTCAAATGTGCAACCCCAATCTGTAATAAATTGAGCTGGATTTTCTCTATAGAATACTTTAAGGCTTTTTAAAATGCTTGGATTTTTTCTTATTTTCTTAAGTCTATCTAATCGCCATTTAATAATGCTTGTGTAGTCTGGATTTTTAAAGTCGAATTCAAGAAAATGCATTAAATTTACATCCTAAAATAAAATTTATTCACTAAATAATATCCTTCTACGCTTTTTGATATTATGCAATATTTTATAAGCTCTTCTATGATTAATAAAGAGGTAAAATCATCTACACCCTCTTTCTGCATGATATGAAGCAAATCAATAACTCTAAAAGAATTATCTATTCTGAAGAGAACTAAACAACTGATTGCATTAAGAGCTATTCTTAAAGCCTTGTTTTTCTTAAGGCTCCTGTTTATCTCATCTTTCAAAGTAATAGAAAATAAAGAAAAAAGTAATACTATTATTAATTTCATTAGCGGTCATATTTTGGGTTTATTTTATTACCAAAATGATCTGATTCATACTTTTCAGAAAACATTTTATTTATTGATGCATTAACTGATTTATTAATCAAATCTGTAATACTCTTCTCATCAAATGAGTTTTTCATCAGTGATTTCACGTAAGAAGCGCCCCAATAAAAGCTAATCATCATTATTAAAGCGCCTGCTACTAGATTTAATAAATTGGCTAATACGGGCAATTCATCTTTGTTGATTCCGTCTGCGAAAACCAATGCGCCAATACACAAAAATACTATTAAAAATACTCCTATCACTAAAATCATTTTAATTTTATTGTCAACAGGGCTTTTGTTAATATTTTCTGAATTAAAGCGCGAGCTTATTCGGTCTTGCACTTCAGAATCAATTATTTTTTCTTCATGTCTATTTTCTTCCTGAGTGGTCTTTAAGCATAATTCTCTCAAAGCTAGATTATTTTGCATTTCGCCTAAAATTAATTCTTGAGCTTTCTTTGGGTCTCCTTTAATAGCATCCATTATTTTCTCAGGCGACGCTTCTACGCCAAATAAGCTAGAAAAAACACTTCCTACTGCGCCTGCTGCGCCCAATGGAGAGCTTAATGCTCCAGCAGCAAGGGGGGCGTATTTAACTATAGCATTTCCAATATCTGACCAGTTCACTTTTTATCATTTACCCTTATAATACCTATAAATCAATTTATAAGCATTTTAAATCAAATGGACATAGTCACGCAACAAGAACGAGATTTATTCAATAAATTCTTTAAAGAATTAAATCAACATTTAGTAAAAATAGAAAAAAACAATGAAATTAACTCAGAGGATATTCGAGAGTTAAAGGTAGAGGTTCGTGTTTTAAGTAAAATAATAAATGATAAACGATTAGATCAATTGAATTCTCATCCTATTAATTCAATTTTAAATTTTATAGCGAAACACAAGGCTATTGCTTCACTTGTTTGCTTTGCTTTTATTGCATTTGTCTTTGAATCTATCATTACCCGATTTTTTCATCTATTTAAGTGATTAATTAAGCAATCAAGTAATCCTTGACTACTGAACTGTCAAGTAATCCTTGACTATTGAACTATTGAACTGTTGCAATATTCGCAACAGTTTGGACAATGTCTAATTCCCATCCATTCGCAATCAGAATTACAATCAGAGCGATTACCCCAATAATTAGGACATAGTATAGTCATAATCAATATATCTCAAAATGCACTAAATCATTAAAATTATTATACTTAACATGGGTGTCATCGCTCCAATTTCCGCCCCATTTTATAGAATTCCTTATTTTTCCTTGCGCTTTTAGCAAAGCAGCCATTCCTTTTACAAAACCTGCGAAATAGTAAAAACGCTTTGAGTCTTCAAAATCTATAGGATAGGGATAAACATCAACAGCCTTTGAAGGAAAGGTATTATGATTACCCTTTGGAAAAGGAAGCTGACTTTTACCTTCTTCAAAGGCTTTATTTTGATCCTTTTCGTTTCGATAGCCTTCTACTACTGAGCAATCAAAATATTTGATAACTTCTTTAAATAATATTTGCAAATCAATATCACAGGTTTGCAATTGTTTAATTGATTTTTCACTGAATTTTGGCATATGTTATCCTTATATATTAGATGGTTAAAAAATGTAACCATCTTAATTTAATTAAGATTTTTTCAACTTAATCCCAATAAAGCCCATATCTCATCTGTTGTCTGAGTAGTCATATATTGAGCACCGTCAGTACAGAATATCATCGTATTAATTGTATAATTTTCTGTCTGGATAAATGTAGAAGTAAAGTAAGAAATCAAATTTACATTGATCCAAAATGTGAAAGGAGTGTAAACAGGTGTTTGTTGCTGAAAAGTACTTAAAAATCCTGTCAGCTCAATAGAGGATTCACTTGAAGTTTGAGCGCTATCTATTGCCGCCAACGCATCTGAATAACTCGTTAATGAGTTTAAAAACATGGGAGCAGATTGATAACCGCTCTGAGCTTTAATAGCCGTTGTTTGTCCTAATATAGACAATAAAGGCGATTTATCAGGTTCATTTGCTATTAATTTAATAGCAGCCGTATTGATGCACATATTAGAGCCTGAAACGCTTTGAATTATACAGAAATTAGTCATTATTTACCCCGAAATTTGATATTATTTTAAATTTATAAGTGAAATTAATCATTATTCTATGCCTAATTTATAATTAACTGGTGTAAAATCAGCAGAAATTGAAGCTGTTCCAGCAGAAGCATAAGCAAATAAGCTAGCCCCATTCGGAACATTTACCCAAGCCCAACATGATAATTGCGCAATTTGCCCAGCAGCCAAACCATAATATTGCGTAGAATTCATTATTGATAAACCATTTAAATAAATATAGATTGATATATTTTGATTTCGATTAGCCGCCGTGCCTGCTATAGAGTAATCTAATGTAAATCTTGCTAAAACGTTTAATGTATAGCCTGTATTATTTTGGAATTGATTGTTCGCTGGCATGCTCCAGCCATTAGCATTTAATAATGTAGTAGGATTAGAAAAGGGTGTTGGAGTTGTGCCAACATTATAGGCAGTTGAGCCTCCTGATAAATAAATCATTCCTCTTGGTCTATCAGAATAGATAGTAGCACCTGCATTGGCTCCTATAACTGCCTGCGAAGGATCAAATCTTAAAAACTCTGTAGAAGCTGTTGGGGATGTTGCATATTCTGCGGTTATAGCGTTGGTATTATTAGGTATACCCAAAACCATTGCGCTAGTTTTAACCCCAATCCTATGCGCTTGAAGTGTATTATCACCGCCCCATAAAGCTACTTTAGAAGGGTTATTATTGCTATCAAATGTAATGACGCCAGAAGTTTGGGGAACAGAACCGTTAACGCCTATTGAACCATTAGTTATCCGCGCTAATTCTTGTTTTGCTGTTGGGCTTGTAGCGCCAAAAACAATAAATGAATCACCGCTTACGCTAGGCATCTGTACAAATGTTTGACCCGAAGCAGTTCCGAATCCTTTTATTTGATATGCATTATAAGTTCCTGAGTTATAGGTATTAAAAACAATTAAATCTTGCTTTTCCCCATAATAAAATTGAATCGATCCGTTAACGAAAGTAGAAAAAGGAGGCGTTCCGCCTATTGCTATTCTACCTAAATTAGGATTTACGCCCCCTACATATAATATACTCGAAGCGCTATCGTATTGATGATAGTTGGAGCCGGTAATATTCGATCCGTTTCCGAAAGCAACTTGACCGTTTGAAATACTTCCTCCAATTCCAGCGCTTCCATTGGCAGCGGCTGTAACCCTTCCTTTTGCATCTACTGTAATATTAGAATTTGTATAATTTCCTGCTGAAACTCCGCTTGCTGCTAGCGAAGCAGCTAAAGAACCTGAAGAAGTAGTAACATCGCCTGTTAAAGCTGGGAATTGAGAAGCTTGCAATGTTCCAGAAGCTTGACTTGTTAAATTAACGCTTCCAGCTATTTGATTAAAATTATAATCATTTGCTTGAGCCACAACTGCGCCCGTTCTTCCAAAAACAGAGCTAACAGGAGCGCTTGGGAAAACAATAGGTGTATTAGTAGCGGCTGTAACCCTTCCTTTTGCGTCCAAAGTAACAGTAGGAACATTCGTAGAATTTCCGTAATTACCCGTATTAGAATTAACACTTGCTAATGTTACTGGAACATTAGATGAACCAGACCCTGTCGCATCGCCCGTTAAAGAAATGGTTTGATCACCTGTGTTAGTTCCTGACAAATTAGAACCTACAACAGTTCCGCTTGATGTAACACTAGAAGGTGCAATATCACCCAAAGCAATTTCAAGATTTGGTGTTGTGTTAGGATTTGTAACGGTTCCTATTACGCCATTTGCATTAGTGAAAGAAAAAGAAGAAACATCACCCTCGCTAATATCAGCAACTTCCCATGTTCCGCCGCTTAATGTGTTATCGATTAATCTTAAGTTTATTTGAGACCCATATGCCAACGTAGTTATTAAAGCACCTTGTACAGCAGTAAAAATTTGTATTCCTTTAGTAGGATCAACTGAAGTGTTTCTGATTGATATTACCTTTCCAACCTGCAAACTATTTAATTGATCTACTCTGGGAAGAGTAATTATTCTTGAAGTAATAAGCGTTGTAATAAAAGTCGCTTCTACTAAATCAGGAACAGGGTTTGTTAAAATAATAGGCGAAGTTTGAGAAGAATAGCTTTGAACGCCTGTAGGTAACCCTATGTTTCCTGTCGAAGCAATTCTATCGTCTACATCACTTAAATTATTATTAGCTAAAAGAGGAACGCCTATCAAATTAGTAATATCACTTCCAGAAACTAATTGATAACCTATTATTCTTCCTTCTTCATCATTTGCTATCTTCAAAAAAGATAAAGAATTTGAAGCAACTATTTCAGGCATATCAACTGTAACAGTTCCTCCAGGAGGCAATACATTACCATTCATCACGTCTAACGTAGAAGAATCGATATTAATAAATTGCAGGCTAGTATTTGGAAATGCGATCCTTTGCCATGTTGAAGTTCCAAAGATAATCCAATCTCCCGCATTCCATGTAGAATTACCGTCTATAGTAGTTGTTCCAGAAACAGAAACTATATAAAAATCACCTGTAGTGCCAACTCCTGATGTAATAGTAGGCGTGTTTGTTGAAGCGTTCCAAAGTCCTAAATACCTTAATCCACCCGATAAAGTTCCTAGCGCGCTATCAATTCCTGATAAATGAGATAATAATTTATTATCCATTACCATATAATTAGAAGGCGTATAGTTTGCGTTAATGTTGTTGCTTAATGTAACAAGGTTAATAATTCCTCCGTTAGGATTGGAGGGAGGACTTGTAGTACTTATGCTATCCAGATTGATAATAGAATTTTCACCGCTTGAAACAATATCTGTATAGCGAGACCCAATCAAATTAGTTGTTACTGGATTCCCCGCATTAATCTCTGTTTGTCCGAATATCCTTCCTTTGCACCCGACAATCAGATTATTATTAGCTACTGATGGGAAATTTCTTTCTTGCACAATAAAGTCAAAATGAGAAACATTCGAGCAATTTACATTAAAGTCTTGAACAGTAATATCAGATGAACCGCCTAAATCAATATTATCAAGGTAAGCGATTTCGGTTCCTGTCCCTCTAAATGAAAATACCGTATTTGCGCTTACTGCGAAGTAATATTTTAAATTATTAAAATTAAATATAGTAAAATTACCCGTTAGCAGGGATGTATCAATCAATAACTGTTGAGCATTAAAATAACCATTAAAAATACCACAGATAGCTTGTATTCCTCCAAATCCACTACTAGCACCTAAAACCTGTATGGGATTACCTGGAACAATATCTAAAAGCAATCCATTTAAATTAATTAAAATATTGGGCTTCAGATTTAAAGGCTGTCCGCTATCTTCATAAATTCGACCAAAGCACTGAATGGTATAAATTTTATCTAGTGACGCATCGGTTATAGTACTTAATGCATAGGTAATTGTTTTATAGGGATTTCCGTAGCTTCCGTTGGCTGAACTGCTGTCTGAGCCAAAGAGATAAGAAACCCATATATTAGTATAAACATGCTCAACAGGAATAAGTCCTGTTAATGCATTGTCAATACCAACAAGATTATCAAATACTCTTTGAGATGCGGTTGTATAATTTATAGGCGTATAAGGATGAATCATGCCTTTTGTTTGCCCTAGAATGGTGAAATTATTATCTAGAGTAGGCGTTTGAGAACCTAACGTTATTAGATTTGGATCGCTTAATAATCGATCTGTTTCGACCTGAGAATTACCGGAAACGCTTAATGTGCCGTAATTTGTGTTGTAAAGATATAGATATTGAACCGTTGTAACAGATGACACCGAAACAGTTGGTTTATTTCTAGGGTTAGATATAGTCGTATAAGATGCGTAAGTAGTATTTCCACTATTCGAGGAATTAACCGATTCAAAATCTGAATCTATAATGTCTAAATTAATATCTTGAGAAGTAATAACAGGCTTCCCAACGACATTATTTAATGAAACATATTGCTGCCCATTTCCTGTTATCGTAATGTTGAGCTGTCCTGTTGTTGTGATGATGTTTAAATTATCAAAATAAATTTTTGAATTAATAGCATTAATCGCATTAAAATTGAGAAAGAAATCGCTTGAGGCTGAAATTATAGTTCCGTTAGCAATGTAGCAAATTCCGCCTGAAAGCCAGCTATTATCTATATAAAGGTTACCAACATTTAATGTCCCATTATTTAAGTCTATAAAGATATTAGGCTTTAAATCGATAGAAGATTCATTAAAATTACCGAATGCATTGATTAAATAAAATTTAGAAGGACTATTATCTGTAATAGAATCTAAAGCTTGAGAGATTGTTGCGTAAGGCGCTTCAATCGTTCCGTTTCCAGTTGTGTCGTTACCTCCTGTGCTTCTTACTTCTATGACAGTAGTAGAAGGAAACAAGCTACTTCCTTGAGCAATTCTTTGCCACGCTGCCCCATTAAATAAAGCCCAATCTCCTATATTCCACGTTGTAACGCCGTCTAAATTAGTATTTCCTGCAACGCTTACAATATATAAATCACCGCCATTACCTATCCCAGATTGCAAAGTAGGTGTATTGGTCGAGGCGTTCCATGTACCTTTATAATTAAGAGGATTTTGAGCCCCTGTTTCAACTTTAAATATTTTTAGGTATTTTAAAAACTCTGCTGCTGTTGTCATTGCTTAATCCAATTGGATGAACCTACTAAATTACTTCCTGAATAAGTAAAAGTTTGTATATAGGTATTTCCCCTATAAATAACTGTAATAGTCGTTAAATTTCCGCTTCCGTCATAACCATATTCAGCAGGCAAACTTGCAATATCAAGCTGAACGCCGTCAGAACCTGTTACATATTCAGCCATTCATCACCTCATAAAATCTTTATAAATATTCGTTGCTTCATTGGGATTGACAGGAATATTACCTGTATCAATTTCTTTTAAAATGGGCTTATTTTGTTCTATGCTTTGCTTCATTAGCTCTAATTTCTTTTCTTCTATTTTTAATCGTTTCCTTCTTTCATATTCCATGTATTTACCACGTGTTTTGAGAAGGAAAATCTGAGCCGTTGTGTCGCCTTCTTCTACAGCTTTTTTGTAAATTGCATTAGAGATAGCTTTTACTACAGCGATTCGCCCTCTTTTTATTGCTGATACCAATTCGGGATCGTTATGACGGCGTTTTCTAAATCCGTCTGGAGTCATTCCTATTGATTCACCCATTTCAGCATAAGTAAGTCCGCACCTAGAAAGCTCCTCAATTTCTTTGTAATTTATCGGAGTGTCAGGTCTTCCTACTTTTTGTAAATCTTCAGGGTTCTTTGGTTTAGTCATAGAATTTAAATAAATTAAAGAATAGTTTACCTAAACCTATGCAGTAATGCAATAATTAAGTTAATAGTTAGGAAATTAAGAAGGGAAAAATGAGGGGAAGGGGAAAATTGGGAAAAATGAGGGGGTGAATAATTTTCGTTATGACGGCGTTTTCTAAATCCGTTATGATTCAAACAAATCGCCCTTCCTTTCGTCAACAATAATAATTGTGCTAGCTAGGTTCGACACCATTAATAATTGATTAAATAGAAAGGAATATGGCGAGGAAGAGAGAAAAACAGCTTACTCCCCTCCTCTATCTTTCCTCTATTATATTAATACATTTCTAAGAAAATATCAACTAAAAAATAAGAACGACCTTTATTACTGAGCTGGTATATTGGCTAGCATATACTTATAAAATCTTTTAATCGATTCATCACATAAAATATCTCTTAAAGCTCTCAAAACATCATAACTTCTAGAATCATCAGCATATTTAATCAAATCATAGTAATGTTCAAAAAGCTTTTCCGGTAAATTAATTTTTTCCATTCCGTCTATATTATAGAATATATCAGGCTTAATACGATAAAGTATTTTTAAGACATCTTTAACTCTATTATCAGAGATAGCCTCAGCTAATAAATCTTTTAAGTCTTTTCTTTTGTAATCTTTTAAATAAACGATATTATCTTTCATTTTTTTACGTCCTCTATCAATTTATATTGATACATCTAAGCTCTTTTCCCTCTATTATTGTATAGGTTCCGTCCTTTATTACATGCTTTATAAGCCGCAAAATAAGCTCTTTATTTTGTTCTTTTATCCATACACGAAGATTGATATAACCTTGCTCACGCATTTTTTCTCTAAATATGCGCTGTCTTAACCTTGCGTTACTTTTAGATTCTTTTTTCATAAAAAAGCTCTCCATTTCTTGTAAAGTATAAAAGTTGACATGTCTTTTTCATCGAATTTTTCTTTATATTTTCTTATTTTTTCAAGGTTTTCTCTTTGTTTAGCAGCGATTAATCCTAACTCTCTTTCTTTTGGATCAGTAATTAATATTTTTTTCATATCTCTAATTAAATGACGTCTTAAACGAATAATTTTATCTAATTTTCCTTCTTTTTTAATGGTCATTTTTAACTCCTTAAAAATTTATGAATCATCATTAACTTATGAAACAATTCTATCCGTTACGCGTAACGATGTCAAGATTTTTATTCATAAGCTTTTATCTGTTCATTCGTAAGCAAATGACCGTGCTCATGAATATTTCCTAATACTTCAAAAGAAATGTTATGCGAATCATTAGCTTGAAATAATTTATAATCTTCCGCCATCTGAATTAACTCCCCATTACTAAAAAATCCTTCTTCTTTCAAGTAATCAACTCTATAACCTCCGAATTCTGGGTTATACCTAACAATTCCAACAGCTTCTGTATCAATTTCTTTCAAACATTCATAATCTTCAAAATATTCCTCTGTAACTTTAATAACAATACGCTTGTAAATTTTTACGATAAAATCGGTGTAAATCTCTACGCCGTTCTTATCTTTTATGCCTGTGCTCACCATAGGTATAAGCCTAGACACTCTACCTGTATTCTTAATCCAGCCCTCAGACCAAAAAATTATAGTCTGAGTGCCGTCATAATAATCTGAATATCCCACTAATCCTTTGTTAGCCTTCAATAAACCAAATCCGTTAATCATTTTTTTATTGTCTGGATCATAGACTATTAATTTAAGTTGTTTCATGTTTATCCCTCTAATTGTAAAAATGAAGTGAATCATGAAGTGAATAAAGCGAATCTATTTTTTTATCCGAATAAACTTCCTCTTTCGATAATATCTCATGAAGTTCATCTACTAATCCCTTAACTTTTGAATCATAGATAGGTAATTTAACTAATTCTTTTAGCAAAACACTCTTTCTATTTTCAACCTTTCCCATTTTTTCCATTCTTATGGCTCTTAGCGCATCATTAAAGTGCCTTACAATTATCTTAATTTCATCGCTATCCAATTCGGTCAATTCTTCAAATATTTTAGCTAATTTTAATACTATATTGCTTACTTTTATTTGTTGAAACATACTCATATTTTAATACCTCAAAATTTAAATTACATAATTAAAAGCTTGTTCTTTATATAGCCTACCGCTCGCTATTTCTTTTCCTGTTTCTACCATGAAATTAATCTCGTTTTCGCCTATCTGTTCTTTTGATTCAAAACTAAAATAGTTAAGTATTTTTTCCTCGCTGATTCCCATTGATTCAAACATTTCTAAAATGGATGATAAATTAGGTTCTTTTTTTTCTTCAGAATGGGTTTTATTCAAAATTTCTTCTAAAACAGACTCTTTATTAGATTCTGTAGAAATTAAGAAAGCTTTTTCCAAAGATAAATGACCCTCATTAATATTAGTGCCTATTCCTATCATCTCCTCAATTTGATTGATATTGACTTGTTCAATGCTTTTTATTGAAAAATAGTTAAATATTTTATTTTGATCAATTCCCATTTTACTAAAACGATCTATTAAATTTTTTGCTTTATTAATTATTCGTTCATGTGAAATTACAGGATTAGATTTGTCTTTTGTTATGGAAAAATTAAGTGCTTTTTTATAAAGTATATCAATAAATGAGCGGGGAATAATGCTAAATATTGCATTGCGAAGGGCTATTGATGAAGCTGCGTTACCTGTTACAGTTTGCATATCTTGAGAATAAGTTTTCCCATTTTTTGTTAAAATACTTCTTTTAACTTGTTTAGCTATTTTTATGTTTTTTTCTAAATCCCAAGCAACCCCCTCTGCTGTAATCATCTTCCCGTCATTTTCAACAATGCGCGTCGCTGCATGAATATTTCCCCAGCACGCTGCTGCTATTTCCGCTAATCTAACAGACGCTCCTTTTATGTGATTCTTATTTCCGTCTTGACTGCTTCGCTCAAGGGAATAAATGCATGATTCAGCAGTTTGCTCATCGAGCGTTACTAATTCCTCTGCATCTTTTATAAATTGCGTAATACTTCTCGGATAAGCTTTAGCGGTATTAATTTGCTTGTCTAATTCAAGCCCAATGGCTGAATCAATTATTGCTATTTCAGACACAATAAACCTCTCTTAAGTTGTTTAAATAATCACGATTGTTAAGTAAATAAGGCGGCATTTTTGCTATTCTTATTTTATGGGTATCGGCTTTCCATAGATCAGACTCAAAACACTTTTTTAATGCTTTTAAGGTGGTTTTATACTCTTCTCTACCCTTTTCTATGGTTTCTGAGTCCATTTCATAGACATACGCATTGAAAGGCTCTTCGGTTTGAACTACAAAGAAAACATAGCAATCTATATTTCTTATAGAATCAATTTGCATAGCAGCCTGTATGTGATACCCGTATTCTTCAATTGAGTACTGAAAACTAGAAATATTGCTGATAGTTTTTAAATCACAAACAATCCTCAATTTCGGGTTAAAAATATCAGGTTTAGCTTTGCAAAAAATTTTAGTTTCTTCATCTTCCCAAAAAACACAACACTCAAATAAAGCGTCTTGGGTTAATTTTTTGAACATAGGATGAACCATAACGTTTGAACTAATTAGCATCGCTTTATCGAGTTCATCTTGATCAACTATGATTAGCCCTTTATTTTCCATTTCCTTAATTACTTCCGATTGTTCTTTTCCTTCCTTAGTTCGTCCATCCAATTTTTTTTTTATAAAATACTCCTGCTCAAATTTATCTTTTTCTAAGCATAGCGTGTGAACCAGTGAACCAAGATTAGTCTGTTTTGACTTGGTTGGTTCTATTGTTTTTTGTATATTTTTTAGATAAAAATACATAGGTGATTTTTTAAAATCATTGACCATACTTCGGCTTATCGCAGTATGAGCATGATAATCTTTATTGCTAATATCTTTTATAATTTCATTCATAATCTTTTTCCTCTATTTTTTTAGATTTCCTACGATTAGATGAGTCATAGCTTGAGTTCTTTTTTTTCTTTTGGTATCTACATCTACTATTAATACCAAAAAAATTATCTTCCTCTATTATTGGTTTAGCCATAACCTCTAAAAAGAACCTACTTCTTTGTTGTTCATCTAAAATATTATCAAGAATTCCCATTGATTGTCCCTCTCTCGACTAAATGTCTTATTTCTGTGTATTTTTTTAATGCTTCTTCAATGCTTAGCATTGTCAAAGATTCTTTTCTTTTTTTTGAACCTTCAATAAAACCTTCAAAAAAAGAATCAAATTCTTTTATTCCTGTTTTTTTAAGTCTTAATTCAAAATAATCGTTCATTGATCCCCCATTTTTATAACTCTGTCATGTATAAAATTTATACCCTTTATTTTATCCTTCAGTGAAGAAATTTTCTTATCTGCGAGTTTAAATGCATGCTTTTTAGCGAGCCCTAAATCTTCAAATACAAATTCTTCATCTATATAAGTGTGAAGAAGCCCTATTTTTAATATAAAAAATGTATCGCCTGCTCTTTTTAAAATTTCTTCACATACCTCGATTATACCCTTTGAGCAGGCATACTTAGTTATGTAGTATTTTTTCATGTTAATTTCCCATTTCCTTTAGTTTCTTCCTTATATATCTCAATCGTTTTTTTATGCATAGCTTTAAACGCCTTATCATTGTAACCCCATTGATTTACCGTAATTTTCACTCATTATTTCTATTTCTTTACTCATAATTTCAGAATCGATAATGGCATAGAGCGCCTCTATTGATATCGGTTTATTTGGTAAATTTTTAATAAACTCTTCAACTGATTCCGAAACACTCGATCTCTTTATGTTCAAAACAATAGTTTCATCATTCATATTAATCTCCTATTTTATTAGGTACTCTTTTAAATTTATAAAAATTTATTTGAATATTTGATTCAGATTCATTCTTATCGAAAATTACATCAACATGAAAAACCTTAAAAGGCTTTCTTTTTCGTAGATTACTTATCATTATCTCAGTAATAATAAAAAATAACTTTATGTCAAAGTAAGTAATTTTAATCTTATCCTCATTGGATTTAATTTCATTGATATATTCATCGAATATCTCCTTATCTATATGCATTTTCTCAACATGAAATAACTTCATGCTTTTTAGTTTTTTTGGAGCTAAAATAACACCTGTTTTGTTTTCAACAGTTTGTATAACATCATTTATATAAAACATAATTCCTCCTAGAATTAATTCTCGTCTTTAAAAAAACCAATTGGGTTTTTAATACCTTTTTTTCTAACTTCTAAATAATCAAGTGTCCCATATTTTTTTTTAATATCCTCCTCAAAAAAATTAAAATAATTTCCACTTATTAAAAAATTATATTCTTCACGATATTGAAAATCACATTGATGACAAAATAATTTATTTCTATCTGTTATTTCTCTACCACACCGAACTCCATTAACCCATGAAACACATCCTTTTTCTAATATTTTTTGAAATTCTTGTTCTTTTTCTTTAGCTTCAAAATATTCAATTTTTTCTTTCAAAACTGAAATTAAAATTTTCCCTCCCTTGTATTCCAAAATATAGTTTTTTACAGCTTTTTCGATAGCGATAAGGCTGTATTGATAAAATATTTTACAGCACATCTCAGTAAAATCTTTTCCCAATTCCTCGCGAACACCCACTCCTAAAACGTGAAGAAGTTCATTTATTTTTTTATTTTTATCAATATAAATTTCTACATCATTCATCTAACGAAACGCCTTTAACGAATAATTTTGCTTCCTCCTCAATTTTTTTATCCACCGCCAAGCGATCTTGCCTTAGTCTCTCCTCGCGAATATCTGCCCACGAAGGAGGCAAAGAAGATTTGATAGGCATCGTATTTTTTTTTAAAACATGGCGTTCATAGCGATTTAGATTTGTTTCGATGTTTATCATGATCGATTCAAGCTTGTACTGCCCGTTTTGGACGCACCAATCATTCGAGAAACACCCGAGTATGGCATTCAAACAATCCTGCAAAGCCAATTTTTCATCGCCTTTGTGGATTTTTTTTCGTTCGGTAAACGCCTCACATATTTTTTTCAATCGCAGTTTGTTTGCCTTCGTTCGGATTTCGATGTCAAGACCTTCAACCCCATCTCCCAATTTTCTTTTTTGTTCGGTATAATAGGCGAAAACCACTCTTTGCCACTCGGTGAAAGCATCCCTATTATTTTCGGGTTTAATCGAAGAATCGTTTTCTTGCCCTCTAACAGGCTCGTCAGAGCACTTTTCTAAGCCACCCGCCACTATCCCCTTACCTGACCCATTTTCTATCACTGTTGAGCTCGTATCAGCTTCACAGGTGGCATCAAAGAGCAGATATACATCCTCACTTTCTGTTTTTTGATCAAAATCAAAATTATCTTCCCCAAAAAAACGTTGTTCCTGCGCAGCAGGGGCAACAAGCGGAAGCGAAGCTGGAGCAAATAAAACACCGTCGTCATTTCCACCTTCGTTCGAGGTTCCCCCTGCACCCCCTCCTAGTATTTGTTTTTGTTGTTTGTTATTTGTTGTTTGTTGTATGTTGCATGTTGCATGTACATAGAACCCCTTCGAGACCCCTTCGAGACCCCTTCGAGACCCCTTCGAGACCCCTTCGGAAGGGGTCTCGAGATTTTCCGATAGGTATCGACTTTTTTCAAATCGATTATAATCTTCATGGTAATGAGAATGGTAATCTTCATGGTAAATTAAATGATTCATAATATTTTTATTCCTTTCTAAAAACCTATTTTTGAATGACAACTCTTCAGGTAGTTTTTTGAAAATTTTGAGGGCTGTCTTTAATTGATTGTCAGTTGGCTTTAAATTACCTATATCCTCTTCAGACCTATCGCATACCCATACATAACTGTTTTCTTCGTCATATTCACAAAACCCCACTTCACAAAGCGATTTAACTGTATCGATTACCTTATCTATAGAAATTCCTGTTTCATGAGAAAGAAGGGCTGCTGGCATTTTATATATACCTATTAAGTTGGAATAAGGAGAAGTCATCAAATAAAGCGAAATCGCAACGCATTCTGCGCTAATTTTAGTTATTTTCTTCCAAGTTTTTTTCTCGAAGAAATTACTGCTTATTTTTGAATAACTCATCGTTATTGCCTTGCATTAAAAATAATTGCGCATATATTTGCACAAACAATTGTATTTAGCAATAGCAAAATGAACAAATTTTTGTGGGAAAAAAGAATCACGACATGTGCTCTTTTTATCTTATGTCTTAATCTTTTGGCGTGAACATCTGCGATAATTTATCGCGCTTTCTTTGTATAATTTCTTACGTGTTTGTAAGATGACTCACATTTTTTAAAAATGTTAGAAATTTTAAGGCTTGATTTCTATTTATAGATGTTATAACATGATTACATACATCAAATAAATTTGAAGGTATTTATGGTTTTTATTCGATGAATAGTAATAAAAATGAGTTCATTTTACGATTAAAATCGATTCGCAAAAAAACTAAAATGAGCCAACGTGATTTCAGTAAGTTTTGCGGAGTAAAGGCTAATTTAATTAGTCAGTATGAATGCGGAAAAAGATACCCAAGTTCTTACAATTCGATAAAGATATGCAGAGCCGTCAATATATCGCGAGACTGGCTAATTGGAGGCTTAGGTTCTGATAATGATCCTTACGAAGGAAATGAATTAAAAAATGTGTCTTTCAAGACTTTTAGGGATGGTTCTATTCGTATTATGTATGACGCCTATCCTTGTAAAATACAGCTAGATTTAACGCCTTCCCAGAAAGAAAGATTGGTGAGTTTTATTGCTAATAAAGAGTATTAGAAATAAGAGAACAGGAAAAATTCATGATAATTAATAAAGAGTTTTTTTTAGATTGTGAAGACAGCTTCTGCGGCGGAGGCTACGACGGTGGCGGAAGAGGAAGCGGATTCGGCTACGGAGGCCGCTTCGGCTACGGAAGCGGAAGCGGCAGCGGCGGAGGAGGAGACCGAGAAGGATACGGCTGCGGCTGCTTCTACGACAGCGGAGCAGACAGCGGCTGCGGAGACGGAGACGGAGAAGGAAGCGGAAGCGGCGCCGGCTACGGAGACGGCAGAGGAAGAGGCTGCGGCTACGGAGACGGCTACGAAGACGAAAGCGGCGACG